CAACTATGTCGTCTGGCATTAGAAGCCTCTGTCTAATGGGTGAGGTCTACCGTCTATCTCCACAAGGATCATAGGCACATCACCNACAGTCACACCTTTGTCTGGCATAAATGATTCAGTTGGCTTAGTGCGTTCGGCAGGTGGTGTGCAACCTGTCATTGCCAAGAATACAGCGAGCATTATCGCACTCACTATCACAGTTAAGAGTAAGTCTTCTTTCATTTCTCTATCAACCGATCCAGCTTATCATTGATACGCTTCATATCTTCTCGAATGTGCAAGAACATATCTTTGGTGTCTGAGCGTTGTTGATGTATTTGCTGTTGTATAGCTTCGATCTTAACGCCTTGCTTCTCAACTTTAGTGTCTATTGAGTCTATGTACATAACGCCGGTTATAAGCACTACCATCGTAGAAACCATATGTCCTATCGAGACGGTCTTATCTATGTGCCAGTCGTTTTTCATTACTTACTCCGAATCGTTGGTCAACATTGTCATATAAGTTGGGTTAGTTATCTCAGCTTTACCAAATACTCTAGTACTAGCTATATCGGCATTACCTTGGTACTTAACTTTCATTTCGTCAAAGAAGTCTTCTAGGTGAGAGGAAGTAATGACCTCCTTTGCCGCTATCAGTCTATTAACAACTTCAATATACCCTGAAACCTCAGCGAGTGCCAATTGTGTATGTACTCCATATTGGGTTAAATATTCAATGGTAGCCTCTTTAGGATGACCACCCTCAATAAGATTACGGTACATCAACTCAAAGCCTCTACGCACGTGATGTGCTTTCTCTTCACGCTCATAATCCTCTTCTGACCAATCTCCGATACCGTTTTTCTCTTTAATACTGTCGTAGCTATCCATAAGAGTTGCTATATCTTTAAGCGACCCATTTATCTTATTACCTATCTGCTCTAAGTTAAATGATTCCTTGATTAGTTTAGCCTCTTCAACACTAGTTGGCTGTTTAAGAGCTTCGAGTTTATGCACTTTAGCTCTAATTTTTGCAGCGGTATGTTGAGCTTCAACTAAAGCTCCCTTACGCTTCTCAACCTCTGCCAACACTTGGCGCAGCATACGCATAGGAGATTGACCGTTGAGCATTGTGAGTGACATCATAGAGAGCGTAGTCTGACTGTTATTTCTGTCAAACATACGAGACTGGTTATCCAACGCTGGTAAACCTGACGACACACGTGCAACTAGCTCGTGGTTCTTATTATTGAGGATAGCCAAATCTACAACACTCGATGTATTGACTGTATCTACAGCTTTTAGATCAACGACATTGGTTGCGGTATTGCTCATTGTCTACCAGCCCATTCCGCTACGGCTGCATCACTATCGGCATCACTAAATGGCTGACCATTCTCATCTACTGAACCTGTAGCGGCATTGATACCCCTAACACGAGCTTGCAAACCTGCTAAGTCATAAGAGGTTAGTGTGTCTGGAACATAATATTCAGTCTCCCCTTTATCCGCAAATATCATAGTATGATCTGCTGGATTAAACCAATTACCACCGTTCTCCACGAAGTTTGGGATAATCATATTTCCGCTGTTATCTCTATGTAGTTTATATTCTAAAAATTTCATATTTTATTTCCTTTAAGTTAGTTAAATTAATCGCCTGAACAAGCGGCAAGACCCCACCTAGCAACGGTCAAATCACCGAAGTCTGTAGCATTAGATGGTAGAGCCATCACCCACATTGCCCCAAGCGGTTGCGCCACTAGTAGCATCGGTACAAATAAAGGTTTCACCAGAAGTACTATTAATCCAAAGATGACCAGCCGCATCCGCATTATCAGAACTTGTTGGATCAGAAGCGGAAACGGTTGCACCTGTAAGGTTATTGAGTTTTGGATCTGTAATAACGCTACCGGTCAAGCTACTGCCATCACCATCAGGAGCGAGAACACCAGCTCTCGGAATCTCTACATTAACATTACCTGCGCCGTCTTCACCTGTTAGAACAACAGAACCTAAAGCACTTTCAATTTCATAAGGCATAATTCGTATCTCCTAATTAATCGCCACTAGTAGCTGCAAGCTCTCTACGATTCACTGTCAAATCACCAAAATCAGTAGCATTACCTGTAGTTGCTATCGTAATTGCATCTATTTGTGACCAAGTATTTCCACCACCACCGAATAGACCTTTAGAACCATCAGAGGTAGCGCCCATCATATACCTATCCCAAGCAGCGCCCGACTGGAGATCCCCAAAATCAGTAGCATTACCTGTAGTTGCTATTGTGATGTACTCTATAAGCTCTTTATTATGACCTGAAAGACAACCCCTCGAACCATTAGAGCATCCAGATAATCGGTAACTAGCCGCAAGCATATCCCCAAAATCAGTAGCATTACCTGTAGTTGCTATAGTAATGTAATCCATAATATTTGTAGCAGTAGCACCACCACAGAAAACACCCCTACCACCACCGTTCACGGCTCCAAGAGTAGCCCTACTTTGTGTCAAAGTCCCAAAATTAGTAGCATTACCTGTAGTTGCTATAGTAATATAATCCATAGCATTACTATAAGGTGAAGCACCACCACCAAATACACCCCTTGAAGCATCAGAAACGCCCGCTCTGCCGTACTTAAAAGCAACCATATCCCCAAAATCAGTAGAATTACCTGTAGTTGCTATAGTAATATATTCCATTTCCTCGCCAGAACCGCCAGTACTACCACCGAACACACCTCTTGACCCATTACTAACTGAAGCCAGTTGTCCTTTAGCGGAAATCAGATCGCCAAAATCAACCGCATTAGCTGGGGTTGCTATGGAAATGTAATCCATAACATTACTATAGCCATAACCGCCAGCAAACACACCTCGATCGCCCCAAGGAACCGGTGGTACAACACCACCCGTCCCCTCGCCTATATTATAAAAAGCATTTGCACCTGTGGTTGCGTCAGTACAGATAAAAGCCTCCCCAGAGACCTTATTAATCCATAAGTGACCTGCCGCTGGTACATTACTGACACTTTCAGGATCAGCACTTGCAACTGTAACATCTGTTAATTCGGAGGTATCTGTAATAGCGTTTATGCCTGTCAAGCTACTGCCATCACCATCAGGAGCGAGAACACCAGCTCTTGGAATAGATACTGAAGCGCCACCTGCGCCATCTTCTGCAGTAAGTGTAACTGACCCCGAAGCTGTATTTAATTTAATAGCCATAATTTTCTCCTGTTAAAGTATTTTCAAACTGTCATAGTATTTTGAGACTAGGATGGAACTAGCAGGGACTGTTACTGTCACACCGCTTGCAATTTCTGTATCTGTACCCGTCTCATATCTAGTATCTGCATCTAGTGTAACATCTGCCGATATAGTACGGCTTGCATAAAGACCTCTCTCAACAGCATCTATGGCTGTAATAGACTGTATACAGTCGCTATCAGCACCCCAAGCCTGATCGGTCGTACTCTCTTGTGCTTTACTAACCCCTGTCAGAGTCCAGTAGGTGGTATTATCCGTGCGCCCCGTATAGGATATGATCTCAATAGCGGTAGGGCTAGTGAGACTATCCATAATTGTTAGTTTGCCCCGCACCGGAGGGTCATTATAAGGTGATGAAGCCTTCGTAACATCTACCGTTGTTGCGCCAATACTTACCGCATTCTCTAACGCACTCTTTACATTATTTGCAAAAGCCATCTAATTGATCTCCCTAATTACCATTCTGAAGTCTGACTCTTTAATCCGCCCTGCGCTGGTCGAGACCTGCACCGAAACTAAGTAAGTAGCTGCATCAGTACCCTCACTAATCCATAACTTCGGTGTTGTAGTCGTACCATTGGAAACTGATATGTCTAATCCGTCAGAGGAGAAACTTGGCGCAAAAACGCTACCGTCCACCGAGATCAATGTACCTGTAACGGTATCGCCATCAGGTATTACCTCTGAAAAAACTATATCGTAATCCAAAGCCTCATTAGGCTGTTTTGTAAACTGTTCCATATCAAGTTACCTCTAATTCTCGTGTTTCTGAATCTAACGTGTATGCTCTCTCGTCTGAGGCTAATGTGAGTACTCTTGGCGCGGCTGAGGAATCTGGATTAACTCTACCTGTAAAATCAACAGAGGCACTAGCGACAATATCAAGAGCTTCATCGAGGATCACTTGAACAATAGCAGTAATTTCTATCGCAGAAGTACCTATAATGTCAAACGAACCAAATATATAGATTGTCTCATCGGTACTAACAGAGGCACTACCAACAACAGCCGCTGAACCGTATCTCGTAACTGTAGAGGTCATTGAAACAGAGGCGCTACCAACAATAGCCGCCGAACCCACCCCTGTAACTGTACCATTAACCGCAATTGAGGCACTAGCAACAATAGCTGCTGAACCTAACTCTATTCCTGTACCTCCAATACCAACAGAGGCACTACCAACAATAGCCGCTGAACCTAATACTGTAACTGTACCATTAACAACAATCGAACAGTTAGCCGTAGGATCAGAGTCCCCTAAGTATATAGCTGTACCATTAACCGCAATTGAGGCACTACCAACAATAGCCGCTGAACCTAGTAGGGTAGTTACTCCATTAACCGCAATTGAGGCACTAGCAACAACAGCCGCTGAACCGTATCTCGTAATAGTAGCGGTGACTGCAACAGAAGCACTAGCAACAACAGCGGTGGAACCTAATACTGTAACTGTACCATTAACCGCAATTGAGGCACTAGCAACAACAGCCGCTGAACCGTATCTCGTAACTGTAGCGGTCGTTGAAACGGAGGCACTAGCAACAACATCAGTGGAACCCAACACGGTAACTGTAGCGGTCGTTGAAACAGAGGCACTAGCAACAACAGCCACTGAACCCAACACGGTAACTGTAGCGGTCGTTGAAACAGAGGCACTACCAACAATAGCCGCTGAACCTAATACTGTAACTGTACCTCCAATACTAACCGAGGCACTACCAACAATAGCCGCTGAACCATACCCATAAACAACACCGCCTAGCGCATTACCGCCAAGTAGAAAGCCGTTTATAGAGCCAAAATTCATCTGCTATTAATCAAGAGTTACAGTCAAATCACCAACTGCAATTGAGAAGATATTACCTGCTGAAAGCGTTACACTAGCATCCAAAGGAGCCCAATAAAGCATATTCGTACTTGAAGCGTCATCGAAAATAGCCATACCTGTAATGGTAGCCCCTGCATTTAGCGCAGGATATGTAACTGCAGCACTATTACTTACTGCCCCACCGCTTACAGTACCAAAAGTTACAGCCTGTATAACGTAGTTTGCATCGGCAAGAACAGTACCGCCACCAGAATCGGAGGGATTAGCTGTATAAAGCTCAACATAAGGAGTTGAACAGTTATAAGCGGTAGCCCCTTTTAGGGTTATATTAAGGATTTTATCCTCTAAAAAATCAGAAAACTTAGACATAAGATTTACCTCGTTAAATTAAATTATAAGTGTACTTGAATAGTACTTGACAAAATAAAGGGTGTCAAGCTATATAGTTTCGGTAGCAAACGTAAGCTCTCCCGAAACCTTATTTACTATCTGTGTGATTATTAACTTTTCATTCGTGAATCCCTCCCCTATAGTACTAGTTATATCTATAATATCCCCAAGCTGTAATTCTGTAGAAGCTAGTGAAGTACCAAATATCACTAGCATTTTTGGGTTAGCTAGAAGCGTAAGGTAGTCACTAACCACATTAGTAGCGGCTGTACTAGAGTTCACTAGCGTTAGTCTAAACTGACTTGATCCATCTAGTGTTCCATACTCCGTTATTGAAGAGGCATTAACACCCTTAACTATCTGCTGACTAACCCCACCCTGATAGTCAAAATTAGCTGATATACTATTAACAATATCGCTATACGGTGAGTACTCGTAGGCAAATGAGTCTTGAAGATAATCCGCAACACCAAGAGACTTTAAAGAACTGTCGCCCGAAGTTGGTAACTTGTATAGGTGTGCAACACCATCGAGGCTCCAGAAGAAAACGCTCGCTGATTGGTACGCCACTTGTCTAAGCAGTATGTTCAAAGCTAGTTGATCTGTGATGGCAAAACCTAAGTCATAATCAGTACCAAATGTAGTATTAGCTGAAATCGAGGTATGTAGATCCCCACTAACAACGCCATTAGCGTAATTTAAGAGTAGGTGTTCCGTAATGTCCGCTGGGTTGTCGAGGTCAAACCCTACCATATCTAATGTAATCTTTTTGGCGTAACCTGTACTTGAAGAAGTGTTAGGAACACTTGATACATCAAACTGTGAAGCAATACCTGCGGAAGTAGACTCAACATAAACTCTAGTACCTGCTGGCTCCTCTGCTGAGTAAGCCTGAGTAAGCTCCCCATAACTCAAACAGAAGTCCCCATTCCACTCAAAAGCACCCGTTGCAATGAATACAAACTCTGCACCACTATTTACTGTTACATTCAGGTTTATTGTGTGGGAAGATCCCTCAGGGAAAGTATGGGTCTCTAAAAAAGTATATGCTACCAACTCTGTTACACCATCAGCATCAAGCACTTTATACCCAAAGTCCAATACCGCCCCATCAGAAGCCCAATCCTCAGTAATTTGGAAAGTACCAGTCCAAGTTGCATTCACCGAGGTATCATATTCGTCTGTTTCATAGAAGTAAGACACCGCATTAACTGTCCCATCTGCAATTTCATAGCAATCANTTAGTGTTGTAAGCCCCCCCAAACTCCATACATTACCTACGTTTGAGACTTCTTCGATAAAAGTTAGACTATCACCAAAGGTCAGTTGGTCGCCATAAACAGAACTGTCATTAGCGTCAAAGAAAGTAGCGGCTGGATTATTTACATAGTGCGGAGTTACATCGTGCGGAAAGTCCGAGAACCTTAAATAGGATTTACCCGATACCGTTACAAGAGATCCGCCGGAAATCGGAGTACCATCTGCATACACTGTACCAATACTTGTTACTGCGTGATCCGCAATGAGCAGGTCGTAATTTGTCTCATCGGTTAATACCTCTGCGCCTCGTTTGTGGGCATCAACTGGATTAGTGGGAGTTAAACCACTTAGGGTATTACCACTCCTTGCCGAGTAAGCTATTGTCTCCAAGTCAATAATAACTGAACCAGAAGATGGTAACTGTGAACCATCCGCTAAAACTATAGTTGTTGAGCTGGTAGTTAGAGCAGTAGCTAGTCTTGTTAGTATGCCAGCGTTTACAGGCAAGGCTCTATGTGAGAATACCTGCCCGTAAACAATGGGCGCTACCTCACCTAAAGTTTCTTTTCTAGCTGATGGGTAGGCAGTATCATCTATTAGATCCCCGATAACTGCTGTTTTATCACTCCCATAACTAGCCACTAAGAAGTCAATTGAGGTCTGTGATACACGAATAGGATCTGAGATAATGCCCTTTAGTATTATTTCCGTATCAGTCAAACTCTCGTTATCAAACCACAATCTAACAATACAACTGCTGCCAATTTTGATTTTCGATGCCAGCGTTGTAGAATCTTCCGCAAGTTTAATTGTAGTACCTGATACAACCCCACCACCTGTTAAACGGGGTGTCTCTGCTGACATAGTACCCCAACTGAGAACCTGCGCTGTGTATAACTGACCATCTACAGTAACTGTTTGATCTGAGTAATACCAAGTTGTAGAGCCATCAGATACTTCTAAGAGCCAAACTGGAGTAGCCTCTGTTAGGTTCTTTGCAGTATTAAAGGCTGAGGTTAGTGTTTTCATTGAGAGACAAGCTCAACCGCAACCGAGTACAACTCTCCTGACTTTAGTTCAAGAATAACTAGCTCATCCATATCAAACCGAACTGTGGAAGTCACACTCTCCGGATCCGTTAAGGTGAAACTGTTAAGCCTACCTACGGCAACCGTGTCAAAAAAGTCTCTAAGATCCGAAGCTAGTGTAGAGTCACTAAAGTCAAAAACAAAAGAGTAGCGGTATCGGGTAGTGCCTGTCTGGTAGTAGTACCCTGTCCCATTAGCAGCTAAAAGCGTTGTAATGTTTTTGACTGGTATATTACCAACATAAGGCTGTAGTGGATTTGGTAAGGTTACTACCTCTACTCCTAAAGTGAAAATAATGCTCATAATCTAGGCTCTGGTACTTTGCTGTTCTTCAGCTGGTTGGTGAGTGCAATAGTTCTACTCAACAGGCTGTTAAAACTATTTAGATTGTTTGTCATACTGCGGATTCTAGTGTCTAAAGTATTAACAGCGAGCAAAGCCTCCCTCAATTGGGAGCTATCAACCGCTATAACAACCGGCGTAGCTGTTAGCGCCCCTGCTTTATTGACTATATTTTCTAGCACGGGTGTAGCGGTATCTTCAACTACCCCAAGTGCAACATCTATATTATAACCAGCCATTTTAAGTTACCGTACCATAAGCCACCATCTCCGAACCAGCTGGCTTGACCACTAATTTAACGGGCATACTGCCAGCGCTCTTAACACCCACTTTGATTGCGGTAACAATACCTGCTGAACAGGTGAAACCAAGATCAGCAACAGCGTCTTCCAATATCAAATCTAGGTCGGTAACTGAAGCACCAATAGCCGGGAATGTAGCAGCTCCGGCTTTAACGTAACCGCCAATAACCACTTCCCAGTCATTAGAGACTACCTCAGTAGTTGGAGCATCATCCCCAAATTTTGTATATGTGCGTGTAACAGGTTTCTGCTCTAGTGACCACTCATCAATAATTACATCTGTAACTACCACTCCCGTTATACTAATGTTTGCTCTTTTTCCTTGTTGAAGTGCCATTTTATATTTCCTTTAGATTGCCCTGTAATACGTGGTTAAAGTCCCTTGCCAAAGTAGCCGCCACCATCCCTATGGGAGCCTGTGCGCTGTGCCCTAATTCTAATACCCCAATATATGGTACGCCATTTGCTATGTAAACTCTATCCAAGTGGGATTCTAGCAAAAAATCATTAGCCAAAACAACAGGGTCGGTAGGAGGTGTGCTCTCTGCTGACCAATTGCCTGTAGGAGTAACACCTGTGGATCTAGTACTAAAATTAGGAGATCCCGTACTAATATTCCAGCTTATTCTAGCATTACCTGTGTCTACTGGAGTTCTAGCCGCAACCTCATTAAAGACCTCGATAGAAGTTTTCTCAATAGAGCTGCGAACTGCAGCTTGCATCTCCTTAACCATCCTCTGTAAATCCAATATTAACGTTCACTTGAAAAAAGTTTTCTACCGCACCAACAACTTCTAAAGAGGCTGTACCAAAGACAAACTCATCACTCGTCACTCCCTCAAAAATAGCTGCTAAACTATCCGCATAAGATAATGCAGTAGCACTACCTATATTTGATGGTGTAAATACTTGCATAACCACCACCCCAGAGCTGCGGCTGGTAGAGAAAGAGGCATCTATAGTATCGCCACCTAAAACTGTTAGCCGAATAAATGAACTGTTAGCGACTGGCGCATAGTCTACATTACTGTAAGAAATTGGAGTTGTAGCCCAATTATCAGACAAACGCTCTTCGATAAAAGTTCTCTGCCCTGCCCAGCTCATAAGACCGCCCTCAACTGTGTAATCCATAAAGTGTTAGCAACATCTTGTTTAACACTAATAACAGCCCAATCTCTGCTGGCATAAGTAACTAAATCGTTTACATCCGGTGTACTAGCTAAATCCTTTTGTAAGAAAGTCGCCTTTACATCTGTACCGAGTACCTGCGCACCATCTACGAGCGCCTCTGAGTAGCTCCCTATGAGCATAGAAATAGTTGTTGACGTAGTTACACTCGTAACCACCCCTGTAGCTGTGTCGTATGCTGACGGCGCTGTGGCTTTAAATACCGTAGTAGTCCACAAGTCTGAAGTTGCTATCTTTGCCTCGTCAATAGCGTTCTGTATGGAGGCACTTAAATTCATCAGGATCTAGAAACCTTAACAGCAGAAACACCAGCAGAGACATTACCAACAAAACCCCAATGGCTCAACATCACCTTAATGTGATTAGGGAGGAGTCCGCTTGTATCGGTATGGTCAAAGACAACATCAACACCCTCAACTTTAGTAGACTTTAACCCAGCACCTAAAGTATTTAGAGAGCCAACAGTACCATCGTGTATGCGCATCGCTAGTTCAGCGGTGGCATATTTAATATCAACAGGTACAGTAGCAACAGCAACGCTGTAGCTATCCCGATCAACCCATTCAGCTCTAGGTACACGCAAACTCTGAGTGAGAGTTTCTACTCTACCATACCAAGTAATGCGCTGGTCTAACCACAATGTAGCGAGCTTTATATTAGCTTCCTTTACTGCGGTTGTGCCATTCCAGCTTGTATCGCTAGGGAACAGATCATTATAGTCATCAGCTTCTGCAACTGTACAATAAGCATTAGCACTTACACCTCCTGCGGTAGCATCAAGGCTCATAATTTGACCACCCAATCACCCAGCTTATAGTTCTCCACCTCATCAGGGTGTACATTAGCGAGTTTATTATCTGCTTCACGGAACATAACGATATGAGAGGACCCCGATTTCTTAACTACCGCTTTCTTAGTAGCTACTTTTTTAGGTGGTGTTTTCTTAGGGGGTGTTTCAACTATCCCCTCCTGTTTATCTGCTAGAGTTTTTCTCTTATATGCCATAACGGTATAACTCCAAATAAAATATTTTAGCCAACAGCCTATAAAGGTAGACTGCTGGCTGGTTACTACAAACTACTTACCCCATAAGGATTGCGATATTGTCGGACTTCCACGCTTTCACGCCCCAAGCACAAGCAACTTCAAACATTGCCTTACGATAACCCTTATAAACACGGATCTCAAACACAAGGCCAGAATGTGGATCTTGGATCATCATAGTATCAACAGCCGCATCACCATCTGGTGTAGCTGGAGCACGTATTGCAAGCTCTAGCGCACCCTGATGGAATAGCACGTTAGGCGTGTAGCTTGATCCAACAGTAATAGCGTCATCATCTGTTTCAGCAGCTAGAAGACCTGGCGTTCCAATTGACAAAGAACCACCGCTAAGAGCCGTATTAACTGCATAAATATCAGAAGTTCCAGCAAAAGTAATAACATCGCCAGCAAGAACAGTACCTGTACCACCGTCAACAGCAATAGTAGTATCACCCACCGCACTTGAAGCATCATTTAGTAAGTATGACGTACCCGTACCAGCGGTATGAACGCCAATCTGACCTGACTCACGAAGCATACAACCTTGAAGATCAAGCAAGATACCTTGACGCAATAGAGTGTCATTACCAGCCTCATTAGCTTTTTGGAGCTGTGCAAGGTTACGGAGTTTAGTACCAGCAGTATTACTAAGAACAAGAGACATACGCCCGTCATTCTGAGGAGCGCCATTTACACGAAGAATCTCGGTAGTTTCAGCGATAAGATCCATATTACTCGCGAAAGGAGTAGTCCCAGCAACACCTGTTGCACGAGAAGCGCCTTGATAAGCAGCGTTAGCTAGATCATTCTCTACTTCATTAGTAAGGGTACGCATTGCCTGAGCAATCTGATCCCCATAAATAGTTTCAAAACCAGCACCATTATTAACAGATACGATCTCTTCACCCGTCCACGGGATTTGAACAGAACGAGCTTTATCAATGGTCATAGTCTTACTATCTACTACCTGATCTGTCCCCTCGGGAATAGTCATAGCGGCGGTGATATCGCCAGCAGTAGC